GCCAAGCACGCTGGTTACGGATGGGTACAATCCCATCTGGCGCGCATCGGCTACGGTTGTGTTTCTTTCTTTTCCGTTCTTGCCAATCACAACGTGGGCGGATTCACCCTCGGCTGTGTACCAATGTCCCGCCTGGTCAGTAGCGACCAGACGGGAATTGGTAGGCTCTTTCGCTGTGATTGTAAGAGCCATTTGATTTAGAACGGAACTTGGTTGCCGTCTGCGTCCACCTCGACCTTAGTGGCCGTGGACTTGCCAGCAGCGGTAGCAAATTCCTTGGATGCGCGGATCTTCTCCTGCAACCAATCGGGCATATCTGGGAACTGACCGCCTTCACCCTCTTCGATCTCATAATAAATAGTATCATTGATGGTGCTGGCTGGTGCTTTCATTCCCTTGGGCAGTTTGGATGCACCTGCGATGGCACAATACTGCCGACCCTGCTGGCTGGTCTTGTGGATCAGCGTGAGCATAGCTGGCTTGCCAAGAAGGTTCTTCAAGCTGAATGCCTGGAGTTCCTTGGATGTGAAGGTCTGGCCTCTCCATTGTTCAAGCAGCTTCCGCAAACTGGCTTTCTCGCCAAGACTGCGGGTTTGCTCTATGGATACCACCATAGGCTTTTGAACCTTGGTAGTTTTGCCATTCTCTACAACCTCGTACTCATCCGTTTGATCGGGGAGTTCGAAGGTGAAGCGGACTTTTGGAGTCCATTTCTTTTGGTTGTCAAAGTTTGTTTCTAGGTGTCCCATGTCTACTATGCTGAATAGAACGCCTACAGTAGCTCCCGCTTCTGGTAGTTTGCGCTCTTGTTTTGCTGATTCACTTAATGTTAGTGCCATGTTATTTCTCCTTTATTTATTTGGGTTGTTTATGTTGGGGGTAAGGTCTTCAAAAGCTGGCGACTTAATGTAGTAGCCCTGCGCGATGGTTGCAGTCTTTGCATACTCAATAGTGACATTGGCTGGCGCGATCTGTCGAGCTAAATCACACACGCTGTCGGCGGTCAGTATGACTAGCCACTCTTTGCGCCCGTTACGGCGGAAGAATACTGCTGGGATCTTGCCCTTCGGACAATCACGCTTTGATTGCTCCATCCACTCTTCGGGTTTGAGTGCTTGGCAACGCTTGCCTTCAATATGAAATGGAAAGTTCTCGCATACCACATCCCCGCTACCACCCTCTGGATTGCCTGCGAACTGTTGGCTACGGCGAGCCTTCTGCCAGCCCTGCTCCCGCAGGTAGTTTGCTAATTCTCTTTCACCCGCTGCACCTTTAGCCCGACTATTGATTTTGCCCATTGGTTGGGTTTAGCTGTCAACCCATACCAGTGTCGAGATATATTTTAATCTATTTTAGTTGCGCCAAGTCTTATTAGCTCTGCTAATATCCTCATTAAATCGTCTAATCATTGCCATCATGGTCAGCTTTTCTACGATCTTCTTGTTCTTCTTCACCCAAGCCACAGCCTCATCGAAGGACTCCATGTCCTTTAGGCCTTCTTCAAACTTAGCCCACGCTTCTTTCTCGTTCACAAGCTTTGGAATACACGCCAGTTCTGGCCTGTCGATGGGCAAAGTTTAGTTGTTATGCTTTTGCACTTGGCGATGGGTAACAGCCAGAATAGGTCATCGTTCATGCCCCAGCACGCCACATAATCCACGCCACTGATGGCGCGCTTTGGGATATTAAATCCATTGCCACTGCTGGTAGTGAAGCGGTACTTAGTGCGCCCTGGCTCTACGGTCTGCGCGGTCTTAACCTGGATGCGGAAGAACTTATTGTTCTTCTCGGCCACCACATCGTACCCAGCAAAATCCTCGTATGGCGTAAGCACGTTGTACCCGCACCGCAACAACGCGCCAGTAACGCGAGCTACCCCTACTGCTCCAACTTGGCGTGATGTTAATTTCATGCTTGACGGCTTTCGGTTTGTGCTAGAGACTTTTCACTATGAAAGCAATAACAATGATAACACTGACGGCGATGCTGATGGCATCGGTGATGGCGGATGATGAAACTGAGATGAATGACTTTGTTGGTGGAGTCTATCGTGGAGGTGGAAATGTTCATAGGGCTGGTAGCGTGATTATGACTGAAGATGGATTGATATTTAAATCTGGAAGCAGGTTCATTTATCAAAATGGGCAGGTATGCCAGCACGTTGGATCAACATATATTCGAGAAGATAATAGCGTTGTTGTTCGCGCTGGTAATGCATTTGTGTCAAATGAAGGTTTAACCGAAAAGGTTGGGTCTTGTTATATTGGTCCAGTTAATTCATTTACTGCTGGATCAACCACAGTAAGACAAGGCTGGGCAAGCCGTTAACCTTGCCCAAAGGTTGACAATCTATTCCTAATCCTAGCTTCTAGGCCAGGAATGAATTTCCTTCGGTTTGGATCAAGCTCTGCTCGCTTGTATTCATCCTGCAATTGAGCATCGCTGGCAGCACGCATCAACGCCCTTGGCTCAACCTGGTTGATTGCGGCTAATGTCTTAGGACCAAGCCCACCATCTACCGCCACCCTCTGCCCAAGCGTGTTCAATCCTTGCTGGATGTACTTCGTTGCACCGCCCAGTCCACGATTAAACGCGAGATCCTGCGTGAATGGTTGGAGTGCTTGAGGGAGTTTTTCAACGAGTGGCGCGGTATATCCTTGGATGTACTCTGCCGCTGCTTTCGCTCTTTCTTGCGCTGGGAGCGATGAGATGGCTTTGAATGCTTCTGGATGGTATCGGTCATTGATTCCAGCTACTTCAAAGTTTCCACCCATATCTCCAGTTGGCAACTTGTAGACTGAAAGATTGCCCTGCTTATCCTTGCGACCCTCCCACTCCACGGTTTGAAATGGCAGCGGAAGCTCGCCAGAAGGTTGCTGTGCTGGTGCTGTGGGTGGCTTAACATATTCGCTCATAGGTTCTATCCTCGCGGTCTGTTCTGGCGGTTGCTGTGGTGGTTTTGAGTAAGGCTCAAACTCCATACGGATCGCGTTATTGCGATCCTGCTGGCTTAAACCAGTTTGGCGTGACGCTGATCCAGAAATGTCAAATTTAGCCATTTACTCTCCTTGTTGCATCATAAGCTCTCGGCCTATTTCTTGACGCTTCTGCATCTCCTCTGGAGATAGCTCGCGCCTCATACTCTTTGTGAGTGACTTGCTGATCTTGTAGTCTCTGTATTTGTTGTTGGCTATTGCTGAAGCGTTGTCAACGCCCATACCGCCAGCGCGCATTGCAGAGATAGCCTCAGACCTGGACAGACCAAGCAACATAGCAGCGTGAAAATCTTTGTTTGCCTCATCGAACATAACCTTTCGGCGGTTCTCCATTTTAGCGAACTGCTCCCGCACCTTCGCTTCTGGAACATTGCCAACCGCGCCATACGTTTCGGTAAAGATCCTGCCAACATCGGCCATATCAGTATTGAACCTGGATGCCTTCGATTCCAGTGCCTTGGATACGTTGATGGATTGAGGGCGGATGCCGAACAGCGCAGACAACTCCTCGGACGGCTTGTAGATGCGGCCATACTTGGAAACGGTTGTATCTGGCTGACCAGTTAGGGCGTAATATATCCTTCTAAACTGAGATACGGTTGCTGGCTCGTTTTGTCTCAATAAATAACTAGCTCTATCAAGTGTTTGATCCAGCCTAGTATCTTGCGGATTTACAATCGTCCTTCCTTGCGGAGTTCTTCCAGACAATGACGAAACAATTGAATTTGCTAGAATGCTTGGACCAACATAAGACTCAAGAAAATCCAATATGGCGTTAGCAATTGATTCCTCTGGATCTTTTCCAGATGCAGCAGCAAGGGCTGGTCCTTTGAATACTTCGTAAGGATCTGTGTATGAAATGTCAACGTAGCCAACATCCTTGCCATCTGCTCCAGTTGGCATAAGAGTTGCGTTCTTTTGGTATGGAGCAACAAAACGTCTCAAGGCATCCATTTTTCTGTCGTTAAATCCAGTTGCCCACATACCAAGTCTTGTTATTGCGACAGTTGCAGTTGTTGCCGCAAGCACCCCGATCAATCTATTGAATCCATACCTACGCATCCCTGGAGTTTTCAAATCTTCAGCAGCATATCTAAGCGTATTCGGAATAATCCTTAACATTTCAGAGGGCCAAGATATAAAGTTCCCAAAGAATGGCTGAAGTCTCATTGCCTTAACAATCCTTGGAACGCGAGAATAAGTCGGTCTAGTATTCCTTACGCGCTCGGCTGCAATCACCTCTGCCTCTTGGCGCGACAACCCTCTCCCATCCATAAGTTGCTTTGTTTCGTTCTCCCAGGCCATCAATTTAAATAAATTATCACCAGCACGATAGGTTTTGTTTAATGCAGCAACACCTTTCTTTGCAATATTGCCACCCTTACCAGCAAGTTCCTCAGCAAAGTCAACCGTAGATCCCTTATACTGCTGGGCATCTTTTAACATTTGCGTAAACTCATTCAGAACAGTGTTATCGTAAATTCCAAGTTGAGTTGCCCTAGTTAGGTAAGCTCGACCTTCCTTTGTGTCTATCTTTGGCACGCCAAACTCAGCCAGAACTGCTCTAAATGGTTTTGAACTTCCTCCAAATGCGATGTTCCCATTGGCAACCTCAATCAATACGTTTGAAATGGGATTCCTAAACTGCGCCTGAATGCTTCCGACTGTTTTTCCCCATTTTACCCAAGCGTTTGCGGCAGCGTAGAGCTGATAAAATCCGCCTTGCTTGTATGTCATCTCAAAATTTTCAATGGCATCGACCAAATCTTTCTCTGCGTATAGCCCATTTAGTGGCGAGCGAGTGTCAGATCCATCGGCAGCAATCTGCGTGGCCGCATTACCAGTTGGCCTTTCAAAGAATAGTTTGTTTGCAACGCCAAATTCTTTCAGCTTGTTCAACTGCTCTTGGGATTGCAGCAGGTTAATCATTTTGCTGGCTGATCTTGCGTAGTTAATTACTGGGTCGGTATACTCACCCATCAAAAATCTAACCTGTTCTGGAATGTCCTGCCTTGCCTTTGTGATGCCAAGCTTCTTTCCAATTCCAGAGGCTTGAATCAATGACTCGAACGGCTTGTCCCTTCCTCCCTCAATATACTCCTTGATTTGGCCCTGCACCTCAGCCTCGGTTGTGGCTGGGTTCGCTGCCTTCATCTGTGTTCTTACGAAGTTTTCAGCATCTGCGTATGCGGCTGGATTCCTTTGCTTCACAAGTTTTACATCGTACTTAGGATTATCAAACTTCTCATAAGAACGAGTCAAATACTCACCCTTATTCATTCTAATAATGTCAGCCTTACTCATTCCAGACGGACCTACTTCTTGTGAGAACGCGCCTACTTGGATTAAGCCTTCCGATAGATTGTCAAGCTGACGGCGCATCTGCTGTGCTACAGGTCTGATTGCTTCTGGAAGATTCTCTGCTGGAAGATAACCGCGAAGGAACTGATCGACCTGGAGCGACTGATCTGGAGTTAATTTAGGCTTGCCATTAAGTTCTCTGGCTGCATTCGATAAATCCTTCAGCGTGAAATCAATCTGCTTGAGCATCGCCTGCGTGCGCGATCCCTTGGCTTCCATAATGTCAAACATCTCTTTGGGAAGATTGCCTTCGGTGGTAAGCCACTTCTGCGCTACCTTGGCCGCACCTTCCTGTACATCGGATACAATGAACCCAGCCTCACCAGCCTTGCCGCGCATAGGGCGAGGAATGGTTGTTTTTCCAGCTTCAAGTTCAGTTGCCAATCCTTTTGCTCCCTGTGGAGATTGCCTAATCCTCTCCTCCATACCTTTCTCTAATTCAATTACAGCGGCTGCTTCTTCTGCTTTTCTTGTCGGTCTAAACTCACCTTCGGCTGGCAACGCCAACCTCTCGCCACTTGGCAACTGCGTCCTAGGCGTAACAATCGGACCTTCACGCACAATCTCGCCTTGCAGTCCGCGAGTGTCTGGAATGATGGCCTCACGATTGATGCCCTGGGATTCGATTGTAAATACGTTTGTCTTCGGCACTGGATCGTTCAGATCGACTAGGCTTTCCTGCATCTGTGTCGTAATTCCACGCCGTTGCATCTCGGCTGTGTCGGCTGCTGTGCCTCGCACGTTCCCGCGCACACCTGCCTCTGGCAATTGTTCCTGCGGAATTACTGTTGCTGGCCTAATCGGACGTTCTTGTGGCTGTTGGCGTACCTGCTGAATCTCGGTTGAAACTGTTTCTGGAAGCGATGGTGCTTGTAGCTGTTGTTCGTAGTAAGGGCGAACTTCTGGTTGACCAGGCTTAGGCGCGCCAACCTCAAGGTCAACTTTATTAAGTAGAGTTCTTCCACCAAGCAATACTTCACTTCGTTTAGCTCGTTCAACTCCAGTTGTTTGCGTTGATCTTGCTTCGTTTAAAATTTCTCTCCAATCATCGCGTTCAGCGCGGCTTGCTTTTCCAGCCTTAACCTTATAATTTAAATTCTTAAATTCTTCAAAGTTATATCCTTTGACCCTGCTTCCAGAGGCTATTCCAGCATATAAACCGCCAAACAAGGCATCTTCAGCAATTGTGCTTGGAGAAACTTCACCTCCAGTAACTGCCCTCAATCCAGTTCCAACTCCAGCACCAACTACGGCTGAAGTTCCAACTGCCTTGCCAAGTTCTTGTGCGGCTCTCTTTGCTCCAAGTTCTTTGAATAAAGTTGTTCCAGCCCTTGTCAATCCAGTTACACCAGCAGCAACCCCAGGGACGTATTCTCCAGTAGCAGCATAACCTGGAGCAAACTCTCTTGACCTAGCAACCTTTGGTGTGATTTTCTGTAATCCAGCTTCTGCTAATTCTCCTCCAGCTATTGCTCCGCCAACGCCTCCAGCAATCGCGCCAATTGGTCCTCCTAAAACAGCACCTCCAAGACCACCAGCAATACCTCCCATAAGCGAAGCCGATCCCTTAACCAAGCCAGCCGTAAGTGCAGCCGCCTTTACATTAGCTGGAACATCAACAGCCTCTTTGTTTACAAAGTCATCAATTTCAACATCTTGTTCTGGCGTGTAGTCTGGAAGTGTAGATGCGTACTGCTTTGTTTCCGCACCCCATTGGCGAGCTAGGTTAACTTGCTCTGGATAGGTAAGGCTCTTGTAATCTTCTGAAGCCTTAATCTCACTCCACGCTGGTGGTTCTTCTGGCTTGGGTGCTGGCTCTGGCTCTACTGGCATACCTGCCAGTTGCCTAATACGATTGGCTGAAGATAGCTCTAGGGCTTCAGCCATTTTATCTACCTAGTCTTGTTTTAATCCAATTTGCAGCCGCTGGTTGTTCGGATTCTCCAAAGAAGTTATTTAATTGTGTTTTAATAAACTTTGGAGTAGATGGGTCTTTCCACATTTTTTGTGCTTGTTCGTTTGTGTAGGAAATTGTACTCATTCCATCGTTTGATGTAAGCACAACCTTACCGCTTGATTGTGCTTTGAAAAGATTTTTCGTTACATCAGATCCAGCCATTTTTACAGCAGTATCTGGATCGTAGCCTTGGGCTATATATGCCTTCGTAAGTTGTGGTACTTGGGCTTGCCAAATTTGTTGGTTAATATCTGCCGTTGTTTTGCCAACTTGTGGTGCAAGAACAGTTTGCTTTACACCCCCAACATCAACGCTTGCGGTAGGCAACAAAGACTTCTCGCCAGCAAGGTAGTTCTTTGCGGCATCAATTCTAGCTTGTCTTGCCCTAGCCTCAACATCAAGTTGGCCTTGCATCTTAGTGGCCTCAAGAATGCTTGGACCGCCTTTTGCAATCATTCTTGCGCCAATTTCCTCGCCAATAGGAATTCCAGATTCTTTCTGTTTTTCTTGTTCTAGAAAAGCTGCGACATCGGCAGCCCTGCCAGCCCTTCCTATTGGAGTTGACATTGTCTCTTCTTCTCGACCTTTTGCTACACGCTGACGAAGTTCCTCCATCTTGAGTGCATCTTCTTCAGCCTGCATTGCTTTACTTGCGCGATATGCCCTAATGCTATCCATCTGCCAGGGCATAGGAATAAGAGGATCTTGAGGGTCTAGTCCTAAAGCATTAACTGCCATAAATTACCCAATCTTTGAATCCATCCACTTGCGGATGATTGCTTTTATCTTTGGCTTGTTGCGGATTGATTCTGCAATTCTTTCTCCGTACTCAATATAGAAGTTCCTCAAATTGTCAGATGCTTTCGTCAGCATCCACTCCCTAAATTGCAACCATTTAGGATTGTCTATTCCGTATACCTCACGGGCTACCCAGCATAATACACCCATTGAAGCAAATCCTCCAGCAGCACCAGCAAGATCCTTAACTCCACCAGCAAGCGTGGCAAAATTCTGGAATGCATTTGGCTGTCTAGAAATCGCACCAACCTGCGCACCATAAGTATTAGACAAGTAATTAGCCTGCGATCCGTACAAGCTTGTAAACGCATTTTGCAATGCAACAGGAATCTCTGGATTGGTTGTCTGATAGAAGTTAGCAGCCGTTGACGGCTGTTGGTTAAACCCACCAGGCAATGCTTGATTGGCTTGGATGTAGCTCTGCATTGCGCCCTGCTGTTGGGCTGTACGCTGGCCTGCGAGATTGTAGATGGAAGGTCCGCCACCAATGAAGTTAGCGGCTGCACCAAGTCTGTTTTGACGCAATGCGTCACGGAACGCTATATCAGCTTTGAGCGCATCACCAGTTGACAGGCCAGACCCAAGGAAGCTCTGTGCTGCACCATAGCGTGCAAGCTTGCGTTGCTCGCCAGCAGCACCGATCTGTGCGGCTTCCTGCACTGCTGGTCCAATACCAAATATGTTGCCACGGGCAGTCTGCGCTGCTCTTGCGGCCTGCTCGTATCCACGCCGTTCTTCCGCACCAATGGTCGATCCAAGGCGTAATTGATTAAGAGCCTCGTCCTCAATGGTCTTGCGGATTTGCTCAGTCTCTGGCGTGGTCGTAGCACCAATTGGCTCAGTCGCCATCTGGCGATACTGCTGACCCAAGCCAACCGCAGTGCGGTAAGAATCTGGATCAATCTGGAAAAGCTGTTGCGAGGCACGCTCTTCGGGTAGCTGGACGAAGGATCGGAAGGATGTGATCTCCTTTAGTCCTTCGGGGCTATCCATCGTAATAGGCTTGAAATTCTTTTGCATATCCTGCGCGCTAGTGACTGCGCTAGTTACGCTCTTCAAGTCATCGTTGAGTTGCTTAACGAATACTTCGGAAGAAGTGCGTCTGGCATCGCCAGCAGGAAGTTCGGCAAGAAGTTTGTTGGCCGTAGCAAGCCGTTCATTGATGCCAGCAATCTGAGCGTTTCCACGATCAATCACGCTGTTTAGGCGGGATAACTTTGTGTTGTTGTAATCGTCAACGATCTGCTGGTCGGAGACTTGGAAGTTTAACATTGTTCCAAGATCAGACGATCCGTAATTACGCCCAGCGGAGAGTTGAGCCAAAGCTTGGTTAAATTCTGGACCAGCGTTAGGATTTTGCATTCCACCTCCACCAGCAGTCAATGCTTGAATCTGAGAAGCAAGAGAGTTGCGGGTATTTTCTTGGCTTGTGACATCGGCAAGACGCTTTTCGTATGTGTCCTGTAGGTTCTTTAGATTTGATTGCTGTTGCTTTGCCACTTGATTTTGAGCTTCAACTATGTTCGTGTATGGAAAACCACCAGCGTTTTCATTGTAATAACGCACATCATTTGTTCCTGGTCGTGGTGACGGATAGGTAGAAATTGTTCCGTCCTCATTAACCTTGTATCTCGCTGGATACCTTGATGCCAATTCTTCTGCAGTACTTCCAATTCTTCTCATTCTTACGCCTTTAACTCTGGACTACCAATATTCGTGCCAATCGTACCATAGAAATCAACTGGTCCTGGCTGGCGGTTAAACGCTACATTCTGCTCAACTGAGCCATAAGGCGATGTGCCATAAAGACGCTCGAACTGCCTAGTCATCTGATCTCCTAATCCACGATTCAAGGCATACGCTTGTGGGCTAGTCTCATACTGCCTACGGAGCGATTCCAAGGTACGCTGTGGGCCGTATTGGCGTTCTAGCTGCATACCAGCCTGCACGCCTGCCTGCTGGTCTAGGGCTGATAACTGGCGTTCCAAGGAACGCTGTTGAGGCATATATTGAAGGCGAAGCTTATTCTCAAGCTCTGCCATCGCTGGGGCTTTCTCGATGTAGGTATCAATGTTCGTCCTATACGCAGCAGCATTAGCCTGCGCCACCGCATTCGGATCGGGCGGCGGAGGCGGTGCAGGAATTGAAGGTCCTCCACCCATGTTAAACTCTAGCCTTTCGCATAAATGTCATATAGTCATAACTCCTTGGTTTACCAGAACGATTAAAGGTGATCCGCTCGCGGGGACCAAAACGCTCCCAAAGGAGCAACAGCAAGCATCTCAAGGATTTAGCACCTTTTGAGGAGATAGTCAAATCGACAAACACATTCTCGCCTTCTTCGCTATGCACATAATGCTTAGGCTCTTGCCCATCCTTTATGCACCTAGCCAAAGCCACGCCAGCAATCCCATCCTTATCCTCCACAATCCCAACCATACCCTGCTTCTCAAACCAGCCAAACCACTCGGCCAGGTTAGGCCACATAGCCTCTGGCACACCGCTTTGCTCAATGTACTCCACAGCCGTCATATTGTTTGCTGTATCTGGACTGTATCTGGATTGGCAGCAGCCGTGATCTGGCGGATAGCCATCTTGTTTGCTGGTGTGGAAATCTTAATGTTAAGCAACCGCCACTTCTCGTACTTGCGTAAATCTGCTGCAAGTTTCTTTTTAACTGATGTAGGCAGGACTGCTGGCAACGTGAATGGTAGTGTTAATACTGAACTTGAAATGTCAATGTTGGACTGAACATCAATATCACCAACGTCCGTGTCACGCTGGATTGCCACAGTAGCATCATTTGAAAAAGAATTGTCAAAGATGACCTCGAAATAGCTCCCGTATTTTAGCGAAAATGGATCGCCAAAATTAAAGTCCTTGGTGCGTACATAAGATTGGTAGTCAGTACCAGCGTCTTGATAATCTGCGGACGTAGTGCCAGCGGGAGACTTGTAGCCAGCATACTTCTCAATGATACCATTGGTCTTCTTGAACATCGCCCTAGAGCCTTCTTGATTAAAGTTCGTCAGCGTAAACTGCATAACCTGCGGACTCCAAGTTCCCTCGAATGCGCCCAATGCCGTATTGTAAACCAAGAGCGTATCGTTGTAGTCGTTTGATCCAGTAGGTATGGCAAGGAAGTATCGGTTATCATAGTAGATTGCAGTAGCTACCCTAATAGAATCCGTATTGATGCTCTGGATCACATCTTTGACTATCTCTGAAACTGGTATGCCAACTGAGCTAAAGTCATCCGCCACAGACCGAACAAGCGATCTGATGCCGTTATCGGACAAGAACAGAATATCGCTACTTACTTGAACCGCCGTGCCAGTTGCCACGCATCCAGTATTGTTTGAAATGATTGAAACAATCCAGTCCGCGCCAGAGGTGGCATCGCTTGGAATATCAACCTGGAACACTCTGCGCTTCTTAAATACGATCAGCCTATTCTTGTAGTAAGGCACAACAGCCGTAATCTGATCTCCGTCATCGCCGTTGACAACGATGCTGTTGGTCGATGCCCATACTGAAGGATCAAGGATGTCAGAGGCATAAAGCGTGTTTCTGTTTGCACCAGAGCCAACGCCAAATAATCTGTTTTCAGCATTAACCAAAATCCTAATACCCGCTGGAGGCGCGCTAACTGTTGCCGTAGCCGTAGCACCAGAGCCATTCCCAATGATTGTAACAGTTGGGGCAGTAATATAGCCAGACCCGCCATTAACAACCGTTACGCCAGTAACAGCCCCACCAGCTACAGTCGTAATTAACTCTGGCATTGTCCCGCCAAGTGTAGGACCAGTAATAATTGCAGTCGCGCTGGTGTATCCAGTTCCAGCCGTTGTTACAGTTATCGCCCTAACCTTGCCACCCTGCCTCTCAACAGCAGTTCCGTCCCAATAATGAAGGTCACTATCGGAATCAGATAGAAACATCTTGTCAACAAACTGTGCGAAAGATACCTCAATGTCTTCGGCCACGCTATAGCCGTCTCGCCATTGGCTGGTGGCTGCTGTCCAAGTTATGTTTGTATTAGCCCATTCTTGGTATCCAATGTGTTCGGTCGCGCTTCCGCTGGATTCAATGCTGTAAAACCTTCCTCCAGTAACCGTTAGCAATTGCTGGTATGCGGATGTCTCGTAGTACCGCATTCCTCCTACTGAAGTTACCGCGCTGGTTGCTCCAGTAGCAAAGCTTGTCGCACCTACGCGAGTCTCAAGATTACCCTTTGGCGAAAGGGTCATATTATACAACTCTTGTACTTGGTTCTCGGCTAGTAGGTCGGATTGTAATCCGCTGGCTTGACCGCCAGTGAAATTGCGTATTCCGTCAAAGGACAGAACATCGTCCAAATTGTCGCTGTAATAAGGCATAAGCCTCCTTTACGCCGAGAACATTTCTTCTATGGTTAGCTCGCCTAAACTTTGCGGTGTGATCTGCTTCACTCCGCCAACTTGGCTCAACTCGTAGTTAGCCATAGCCGCAAGGTCAGAATTAGCAGTCTGCGTGATGGCTTGCGCCTTTGCATACTGTCGTTCACGCTCAAGCGCATCTGCGTGAGTTAACGCTAGAACCAAGTGATGAACGTGGGGTAAGCGAAGTTCGTCATCCAGCGCGGCTTGGGATGGTGGAAAGTCAACAATGATGTTTGTTCGGGTAAGACATTTTAGCTTCTCCACAACACGCAAGGGAATCGTGCCAGATGTGGCAAGCCTTGGGTAAAGGTTTAGCTCTGCAACGCCACTGCTGTTACGGCCAGTAAAATGATAGGTATCTGGATCGCCAGTACGATCATCTGAAAGCAATCCTGGGTCTTGACTGATGATTGTGGCTAGGTCAATCGGGTCAACCTCTGCATCATTGTAGGCTACCGAAAGAGGGGTTTCTACGTTTGTCCCTAAAGTAATAAGACGATTTGTGCCAACAGAATATGTAGAATTGGTTACAGTCTCACGCCAAGGGGCAAAGTCCCATACGCGCCGATAGGCTAGGCTTGCAGCCTTCTGCAAGAAGGTAAGCGTATCCGAGTCGGTCTTACCAACCTTCTCGCCAGCGTATTGGGCGATTTCAGTTAGGGTCATTGATTACTCTTTGTCTGGAGGAAGCGGGGTGTTGCCTTCGGATAGCCATTTGAGATATTCTTGATAGCTAGAATTGGCTTCGTCAAATGGAATGAATATATTACTGTCTATTTTATAAACAGTATTTATTTCCCCATCTAAATAGTTTTTGATTAACTTATATTGAATCATAATTCTGCGCTCGCATTCCATATTTCTCCAAGACCATTTCTATACAAGAGGCTTGCATTCCCAGCAGTAAATCCAGAAGTAAATCCAGATGCTTGGAATTGGAATCCATCGACACTAATTGAAGACGCAATAATTGTTCCAATGGTTGTTGGATGACTCAGTGATGAATTCATAAAAGAAATCCTATTAGCTGCAGAACCAATTGTTGCAAGATTTATTACTGGTGCTGATCTCATTTCTTGCTTAAAAGAAGTTGGTGCATACACTTGAGAAGTTGAATATGCTTGACCTGCTGCACCGCAAGAATATGAATCTCCAATTCTATTTTGATAATACCTCTGGCACAACGCCAACTCCGTCCCAATCGGCCTGCGCTCAAAGTCGGTTGCGGTTGAGCCTGCTTCGAGTTGGACTCCTGTGATGTAGAAAGTTGCTCCGTTTGTGCCGACTACGGAGGTTGCTCCTGTGGGGGCGTAATAAGCACCTGCTGCCCATGCGTTTGCCGTAGTGCTTCCAGTTGAACCTGTGCCTAAATTAAACCAAACATATAAACCAACATCATTTGTTGAGCCAATCCATGTACCAGTTGTATCACCCGCAATAGTTACAGTTTTTTGTTCCCATGTATTTGCTGATGAGATTGTGTAACTAAATGGATAGCTTCTATTATAAGCACTGTTATTGATTGCACCACCAAAAGTTCCAGTCAAACTAGAGCGAACCCAAAACGACAAAGTAATTGTAGATGCGTTAGCATTACCAAACTCTAAATCATAGGTATTAAAACCTTCTATTGGCTGACCAACAAGAAAATAATCTCCAGCTAAAACAGAATAAGCAGATGACGATGTGATTCCAAGATAATTCTTAAACTTTGCTGGAGGAGTAACTGAGCCAGCATTCTGTTGCATGGTTAGTTTATTTGCTTGAGTTGCAGCAATTCTAAATCTATCAGTTCCAAAAACAGTATTATTTCCAGTAACACTCGCCCCAGCATTCCTCTGATCAATCCGCATATCACCATTGATGATGCGGTTGCGAAATCCAGTTAATCCTCCACCAGAAACAGCAGACGTACTAGCAGTAGTTACTCGACCCTTAGCATCAACAACAATTGTTGGGATGGATGTTGCCCCACCATAAGTTCCAAGCGTTACGCCAGATGTACCAAGTGTTCCAGTTCCCTGGCTAATCGTGAAATCACCAGCAAGGGTTGTGGATAGGTTAGTGATAGTTCCAGTTGTGCTGTTAAGAGTTGCAACTGTTCCAGAAGTGAATATGCCCGCCGTGCCAGTTGTAGTTCCAGCCGTAAGAGTTGGAATCGTGCCAGTTGTAATCGTGGCAGCAGTCGATGTGGTTGTTCCAGCGGTAAGGTTAGGAATCGTGCCAGTAGTAATGGTCGCGCTGGTGCTTACTGTCCGATTGCCAGTGGCAGTGCCGTAGGTCAACGCGCCAGTAAGGTTAAAGCTTGTAAAAGTTCCAGCAGTAAGTCCATCATCTAGAAGATTCTGAACCGTTACCTTCCTTGGAGCTAGAGATGCGTCAACGCTGTCTGGAGCGATGAGTAGCAGATCAGCCGTACCAATGGTTGTGATCTCCTGCTGGTTCTTAATGATCGCAGAATTGACAAGCGCGGTATCAATAAGGTTATGC